AGTCAATAAACCGTGAATTTCTTTTGAATCATTAGAAGTAATTTTTGCATCAGGATGCCTAGCATTCCATAAGTCTCTCAATTTATATAGCGACCCATCAGAATAACAAGTAAAATCATTCATCTCTCCTTTTGGTTTTGGACTGCAATTTATTTTTTTTAGTTTAGATTTTATTTTACTTCCAGTACCACCATTAATTTTATTTTTTATTTTTTCAGATTTTTTATTATTGATTTTATTATGTCTCTTTTTTGAAATATTATGTATCTTCTTTTTTCGTATTGTCTTCATATTTATTAGTGATATTTTTCTTTTTTAATCCTTTATTTTTTAATTCAGGGTCTTGTAAATTTATAGTTTTTTGTTTTGGTAAAATAATATTCTCTTTCTTTTTGGTAGATGTTTTTTTTACATATTTATCTAAAGTTGGAATTTCCATTTTTATTGAACGCATTAATATTTTATCAGCTTCTGTATTTTGGCTAAAATTGTCTTTATAGTTATTAAGTTCGATTTCTTCTGAAACTGAATTATTTTCATTATGTTCATTATTTTCATTATTTTTTATTTCTATATTATCATATTCTGCTTGTATTAAATCATTATTATCAATTGCTTTAAAATAATGAATACTAGCATTAGAAAAATTTTCATAAGCATATTTAACATCTGGTAACAATCCAGTTGGTTCATTTCCTAATAATAGTTCTTTAAATAAAGAGAAAATACGTTTTTTATAAAATTTTCTCTCTTGTTTATTGATTAATTTTGACTTTTGATATTTTAGATGTTTTCCAAACATTTCTTTATTTAATAAACAATCTAAAGTTACTTGATTTATAAATGCTTCAGACATTCTACTAATATATTAAAATTATTAATCTATTTTATAAAAAGAAACTTAAATAAATATTATTATATATTTATTATAATGAATATTTGTTTTGGACTATTTCTTTTAATGTTTTGTCACGTTAATAGTTTTAATTTTTATGGATCTACTAAACCTCTCGGTTTTTTTGACCCTCTTGGGTTAGCAAAGAATAAACCAGATTCCTATTTAATTAAACTTCGTGAAGCAGAATTAAAGCATGGTAGATGGGGAATGATTTCAGCTGCGGCAATTCCTATTACTGAACTTATTACTCATGAACAAGCAATTCATGTTTTAGATGATGCAAATATTCTTACTGTAACAGCATTTTCAAGTTTAGTTGCTGCATCTGAATTGCAATCTATGTTATTGGGATGGGAAAATCCATTTACAAATTCATCAAATTATTTTTTAATGAAAAACAATTATCAACCAGGAGACCTCGGATTTAATATGAAACGTTCATTTTTAGGAAATGACGAAAACTTTATGTTAAATGCTGAAATAAATAACGGTAGAATTGCTATGATTGCATCATTAGGAATGATAGTTCAAGAATTAGCTTCAAATCAACCTATATTTTAGAATAATTATTCATTTTTTTACACCTTTTTACATTTCAAATGCCGATTTTAGAATTATACGTTAAGTTGTTCTAATTCTATCGGTTCTACGTTATTTTCACAAATAAATTTTTTTTCGTTTAAGAGCATTCTTATAGTAATTATAGTTGTCATTTCAGAATATACCGTTCTAAGAATTGCTATGTCTATTTGAGATATAGTTATCATTACAAAAATTGTACCAGTTAAACTATTTATTAACCACATCATATTCGCTAATAATTGTAATTCGTTTTTTGTAAATTCGGTAATAATTTTTTTGTCGGGATTATAAATGTTAAATCCTAATATGGGGCTCGCAATTTCATTAGTAAATACTCTACTAAACTCTACAAACAATAAAAAAAATTGTAAAAAAATATATTTTTGTGGAGTATTAATTTTTATACTCAATACATATAAATTCTCATTTGGTCCATATGTCATATAATAATTATTATTATCTTTACATATCATTACAACAAACAAAATTATTAAAAATAATATTAAGTTTAGAATAACACAATACCTTAATTTATAATTATTTTTCATACTGGTTATATTAGTACATTGTAATTTTTTATTATGTTTTTATAATAACATATTTCGGCGTTTGAAATGTAAAAAGGTGTAATAAGATATATTATTTTATTTTATTTATTTATAAACTAAATTTAAATAAATAAAATACTTATAAAATTAAGTTAACATGTTTGTTTTGTTAACTCTTTTACTTGTGTTCTGGTTGAATTCATAAACATATTAGCACCAACAATTGCAGGGTCAGGATTCGGATTAAAACTAGAAAAATCCATATTTTGGGATAATAAATAATGTGGGTCTTGATGCGTTTTGGTTTTAAAATTATATGTATATAAGTCACTATTGCTATTTGGAACATATACAGCTTGACTACATTTTTGCAAAGCATATATCTGGTTTCTTAATTCCGATTCTTTATTTATAGTAGAAGCGAACCCTGACCATGGTGATTGCGTATTACCAGGATTAAAAACATTATGAACATTATATGTTGGTAATTGTTCCATTGGAACCTTTATTTCTCTCCTTGGGTCTACAATCGGAAAATAAGAATATTTTGTCATTACTGGCCTAACATCTAAATAAGGTTGAAGTATTTGTGATGGAATATTTCTATCATATATCCTTTTATTGGTTTCTTCATGAATTTTAGAATTGCATATTTGACTCTCTTGATATGGATTAATCATTTTATATAATAAGTATATTTTTTTATATAAAACTTATAAAATAACTTATTTTTATATTCCAAAGTTTTAAAATGTTTTTAATAAAATATATAAAGATTTGAAGACATATTAATTATACTCTTATGTGTGGAATATTTGCTCTTCTCAATCATCAAAAAATATCTTATGACTTAATTAAAGGAGAATTTGATAAAGGACAAAGACGAGGTCCTGAATTTTCTAAATTAGATTTAAAATATATGAAAATGGTTTTAGGTTTTCATAGGTTAGCTATTAATGGCTTAAATGAAGAATCTAATCAACCGCTAGTTATTAATGATGTAGTGTTAATTTGTAATGGAGAAATTTATAATTATAAAGATTTATATAAATTTATGAATGTAGAGCCGACTACTGGTTCTGATTGTGAGGTTATTATCCATTTATATATTAAATATGGTATAGAACAAACCCTTACTATGTTAGATGGTGTTTATGCTTTCATATTATACGATAACAGATTGACAGAAGATTTAAATAATAAAATGTATATTGCAAGAGACCCTCTGGGTGTAAGACCTCTTTACTATTTAAAAAATAAATTCAGCGAACATAGATTATTTAATACATATGGTTTTCTATATGGGTTTGCCTCTGAATTAAAATGCCTAGAAAGATTTTTAAATGAAGATACACATCATTATTCTATTGAACAATTTATTCCAGGAACATATAGTATATTTAATTTATCAAACAAAATATCTTCTAATTGGGAGCCAGTAAAAGAAAATATTCCTCATTTTATATTAAATTTTTCTTATAATCCTGGTAGTGCTTCGTGGATTGTGAATAATGCAACAAAAGAAACAATGTATTCTGCATTTTCTTATTCCACCGCTTATCTTTTAAAAAATGCAGTTAATAAAAGATGTTTATCTACCGAAAGACCAATTGCATGTCTATTATCCGGAGGTTTAGATAGTAGTTTAATAGCAGCTTTAGTAGCTGATTACTATAGCATTAATAATGTTAATACGCCTTTAGAAACATATAGTATTGGATTAAAAGATTCTGAAGATTTAAAATATGCTCGTATTGCATCCGATTGGATTGGAAGCAAACATACAGAAATAATTGTTTCTGAAAAAGATATGTTTGATGCAATTCCTGAAGTTATACTCGCTATTGAAAGTTATGATACAACAACTATAAGAGCAAGTATTGGAAATTATTTATTAGGAAAATATATTGCTGCAAATTCGGAAGCAAAAGTAATTTTTAATGGAGATGGCTCGGATGAACTATTTGGAGGATATTTATATATGGGAAAATGTCCAGATGATATCGAATTTGATAAAGAAACAAGGAGACTTTTAAAAGATATTCATCTTTTTGATGTTTTAAGGTCTGACAAGTCAATTTCATCACATGGTTTAGAACCTCGAACACCATTTTTAGACCGCAGCCTTGTAAATCACGTATTATCTATACCAGCCTATTTTAGAAATCATAAAAATTTTAATGCACAAGAAAAAAATCTTTTGCGTTTTGGTTTTACACATAGCGAGAAGCATACATTTCTTTATAATATATCTTTTAAAGATAGTAGAAATTTACAATTATTACCAGATGAAATTTTATTTAGAAAAAAAGAAGCATTTAGTGATGGTGTAAGTTCACAAGGTCGCTCCCTATATCAAATTTTACAAGAGCATATTGCTTTTAATTTAAATATGGAAGAAAATACTGATAAATATAGTCCTTGCATAGAAAACGAAAAGTTATATTATAAAAAAATATTTGATTTATTTTATCCTAATTGCGCTCATATTCTTCCTTATTTTTGGATGCCAAAATATACTATTTCAAAAGACCCCAGTGCCAGAACGTTAGATTTATATTTTGAAAACGTTTAATTTAATAAAAATAATTAATAAAAATTATATATATGCCTTATTTTAAAAAAAATAATTTAAATTTATTATTTATTCATATTCCAAAAACAGGCGGAACCTCTATTGAAAATTATTTTAGTAATAAATATAATATTGCTTTGAATAATTCTGTTATATATGGAACTAATAGAAGTTTAAATATTGATGTTCATGCATCATTACAACATATATTATATAAAACTATAGTAAGATATTCAGATATATTTAAAATAGACAGTAATAATTTGGATATTATGACAATTGTAAGAAATCCATATGATAAAATTGTTAGTGATTTATTCTATTTAAAATTTATACACAAATTTTCTACACCTATGCAAGTTTATAAAAAATTACTAAAATATATTTATTCTAAAAACAGTGAGGTTGATAACCATAATATACCCCAGCACCTATTTATTCGCGATAATAATAATAATATAATAGAAAACATCAAAATATTACATACAGAAACTTTAAATGATGATATGAATAAACTTGGCTATACAGATTTTAATTTAACATCCAATAAAAATAAATATAATGTAAAAAATTATTTAAAATATTTGAATAGTTTATCGATTAAATTAATAAATAAATGTTATGATAAGGATTTTAAATTGTTTAATTATAAAAAAATATATACTTAAATTAAAAAATTGGATGAGTATATATTTTTTACCTTTGTAATATATAAATAATTATGAATAA